TTTTCGGAGTCGTGTACTCCGTGGGCTCTGCCCAGAAAGTAGAGTCGTTTTGGCCCATGAGGTTTTCAAAGTGCTCCCACAGTAGGCGCGACGGCACGAAGAAGAAGTAGAAGTCGCAGTAACAGTTATCCATGACCGGATACAGCGGGGTGCTCATGCGCATCAGCGCATTGAGGTCGATCTTTGCCGTATCGGCCGGCAACACCTCGTCACAGTAGATCGGGATCAGGTCGCCTTCGTTCATGGTCGTGAGCAACGAATAGTCCCTTTTGAAACGTGCGCGCGGCACGTTTGCATGAGGCACCTGCGAATAGTGCTGTTCAGCATTGCGGTTCATTCAGTTTTTTCTCCTTCCTGCACATTGGTTTTGGCTTCTTCAGCTTCCTTTTCCTGTGTATTTTCCTGTGCATTCTGCTGAATTTTAATTCCCATTTTGTCGAGCCACTCTTTTTCGCCTGCTGTTGCCATCCAGTTTTCGAAGTTCATGCCGAACGCCTGACGGATGGAGAGCGGCAGTTGGTTGAACTCTTCCCGCTTCTCGTTCATCATGTTCATGTACTCGGTATAGGTCTTCGGCAGTCGGCTCGTGTCGATGTACCAGCCCGGTTTTGCCAGTACGCTTTCGTCACCTGCTGCGTACCGGCTCAGGATCGCCATAACGTCGCACTCGTCTTTGTAGCTCTGTATTTTCTCGTAGGTGTCCACCTCGCCGACCTTCTCAAGGTACGGCTGTCCTCGGTCATCATAGCGTTCTTTGTATTCCGGTTCAAACCGGTTTCCCGGGTTGTTCGGCAGTGCAGCCGGTTTTTCGTCCTCGTAAGGCTTAAAGATTCTGGCTCCCATTCGTCTGCTCCTTTTTCATCAGCTCCAGATTGTAGCTCAGATGCGGCATCTGTTTCGGCTTGATCAGGCCGGTCTCGTTGTCGTAGCTGCCCAGCAGATAGACCCGCTTGTCCTCGCAGTCGGCCTTCTCCATCTCCTGAGTCATCCATTTCATCGTCCGGTCGGCCACCTTCTCGTTGACCACCATCAAATTGCCGAAGGTTCCGGCAAGTTCGTCTTTGATTGCATAGACCTGAAACTCCATAGTGTTGCTCCTTTACAGTCGGATGCCGCCACGCGACGGCTTCGGATTGACGTTGATCTTTTTGGTTTTCTTTGCGGTGTTGGTAAACACTTGTTTGTCCTTCTTCGGGTTGACCGGCATTCTGTGAGCCATTATTTTTCCTCCTTGTCCAGTCCCATTGCTTGGTAAATCTTATCCAGCATGGTCAAGATCTTGCGCAGTTGATTAAAGATACCCTTTACGTCTTTCAAAGTGATCATTGCAACACCTCCTTTCTTTTCGGATTTGTAAAAATGTGAAGCACAGATCACCAGAGTGGAGGCAGTTTCCATCCTTTCTTTTTTCCCTCTGGTTCTCTACGTTAATTTTACCAAAAAAAAAAAATAACGCAAGGCTGATTTTTGTCAACCTCACGTTTTTGGTTTATTTTTTGTTCATTCTTCTGCACATTATTATTGCCCAGTTGTCTTCTACGATTTCGGCGTTTGCAATCATCCTTTTCAGCTTGTTGATATTTCTTGCCCAGTTTTTCGTGTGCTTTTTGTCTTGGCATTTTTTTGCCTTAGAGGCCGTCTGCTAGGCCCGGCCGCCCCGGGCCGTACGAAGAAGACGGCGTAGCTTTTCGCAGCCACGCCGTCCGCATTCCCTTATTCAGCCGTTCCTTAGATTTCTTCCCGGATGAGTTTTTTGAACCTGTCTTGTATTTTCTGCTCTTCCTTGCTATAATACTCTTGCATGGTTAAGCCGTTGTTCTGCTTGAGCTTGGCGAAGAGTGCGTCGTTTGCCAATTTACGACGTTTTCTCTTTATCGCTTTGAGTTCATCGGACTCGGCTTTTTCTATTACTAGCTCAATGTCTTCTATTTCTTTATCTGTGAGTGGTTTTCTAAGACACTGTGCATCGTATAGTTTATCAAAGTATCTCGGCGGTTTGCAGACTTTTCCGTTCTTCAGCTGTATTTTGTCTTTTTTATAGATTTCTTCGCTATGTTCCTCAAAATATTTTGCTCCGATTGCTGGTCTTTTGCTCATGTTACACTTTTCAGGCAAAATTCCCAGCTCTTTATAAAATTCTTTTCCTTCCTTTCCGTAGACCTTTTTCGTGGTGTATCTTGCTGTGTATGCCATCGCTTTCCATTCTGCTGCTGCGATGACCACATGACCCATGCCCCATAGTTTGGAAAACCAATCGACGTTGTAGTATACAGCGCCGTTTTTCTTTTTGTAGATTTTCAGCTCGTCCTTTGTGAATGGTATGTCGTACACGATCGCATGATAATGCGGTCTGTGTGTTTTTCCGCCATATTCACCGCACTGGAAGTACATCAGTTTTCCGTTGTTTATCTTGTGATACTCTAGGTATCTTCTGAGGCGTTTCCAGAACTTCTGCATATCTTCATAGCGGAGACTGTAATTCTCTACCAGCACTTCGCCTGTTCCTTCGTCCCATGTCATTCTGTACGGTATGTTATCATCATCGTATGTAAAGGTGATGAACCACGCATTCTGATGGTATGGCAACTCTAGCTCCATACGGTTTGCCCAGTTGGATGCTGCTGCCATTTTGCATCCCGGACATTGTCCGCATGGTAGCAGCTGCGCTTCCTGAGCTTTCAGCAGCTCTTTGATTTTTTTCTCGTTCAGATCCTGGTGTTCTTTGTCTGCGATATATTCGAGGTTTTTCCCGCTGTGGCTTAAGTATCCTTTTAGGCTCATCACGCGGAAATCGCCGTCTCTTGTCGGTATCCTGACGAGTGGTCTCGTACATGACATATAGTTTCGCTGCACCTTTCCTCGATGGGCCCCTATAACCCTCTTGATGTTATAGGGGCCCATTGACACAAAATTTAGCACTTTCTCAAAAAACCCTATGGATAAATGTTGCAGATTTGGCCGGGTCTCCCCGGCAAAATCGTCTCTTAGAAGGGTAAGTCTTCCTCTTCGCTGATTATTTCTGGTTCTATTTTATACTCCGTCATCTTTTCGCTGTAGTATACGATTGCGTCCCGGATGATGTCTGAAGTGTTTGCTTTCCAGTTTCGGTTTGCATATTCTTCTGTCAGGTTTTCCAGTGCATCGTTTTCTTTTTTGGTCAGATTGACATTGAATCTCTTTACAACTTGGCTCTTCATAATTTTACTCCTAACTTAAGTGTGTGGTTGGTACACTCATAATATACACCTCTTTTCCGCTCATGTCAAGCTATTTCTTTTTGTTCGTCCATTCACCGGACAGTTCACCGGCTACGTTGGTCTGTTTGCTGTTGCTGGTCTCTCTGGTGTTCGAGGTCTGAGCGCTGCTGCTCTTACCCGCTTCGGCAAGCTGACCCACGGTCTGAGCGCTGCTGCTTACGGTCTGCTGCTGCATCTGCTCAAGGTGTTCGGCTGTCCAGTAGTCTGACGACTGTTTTGCGCTGTTGATGGCGCTTTGAAAGTTCTCTACGATTTGAGCTGTGTTGTTGCCATAATCGTACATGGCTTGCATGGTCGCATTTTTTGCCGTCGGTATTGCCATAGCCTGAGTATGGCCGAAGGTCTGACCTCCGCCTAGGCTTCCGTACCCGCCTGACGGTGTCTGTGCTCCAAAGCCGTTGTATGCTGCCAGTACCGGGTTAAGCCCCGCTGCTTCGAGGTCTGCAACACCTCTCTGATAGCTGGTGCTACTCATACGTTCTTGCCAGTCTCTTTGAGCTTTGGCCTCTTTGGAGTTGTACCGCATTGCGCTGCTTTGGCTTGCTGCACTCATCGCGTTGGATGCCAGCATACTGCCGATGTTTATGACGTTGCCCAGGCTCCACATACCGTTTTGCAGATTGTTGGCCGTCTGTGCCTGACTTGCATTAAACTCTGCTGCTGCTCCGGTGTTGTTGCCTGTAGGCGTTCCCAGAGCTGTTGACAGTAGGCTTCCTAGCGCTCCGGTGTTGCCGGTCTGAGTGCTTCCGCCTGTGCTTGTAGTATCCTGTGCGGTCGTTCCCGTCGTTGTGCCGCTCTGGACACTGTTTTGTATAGTGCCTTGCTGTCGTGCGCTCGAAGTGCTGCCTTTGATGCTGCTGTAGATGCTGGATAACGTGCTTGCCAGTGTCAGACCGCCTTTGATCAGACCCATTAAGGTGAGTGACATTGCTGTACCCCCTTAGATCGTATCGAGGCCCGGCAGGCTGTAGATCGGCATGGCTCGCGTCCAGGTCTGGTCAAAGTAAAAGTTGCAGATAAACTGACGGCTGTTTTCCGACTGCACTGCGATCGTGCGGTCGATGTTTGCCGTACCCTCTTTGATCCAGTCGCTGGAGAGCTTCGGCAGCTCTGTGTACTTGTCTGCATAGTGCCACGCGTCCAGACTTTTAGCGTAGGTGCTGCGCATTTCGCCGGTGATCATGTTGGTGCGGTATCTGTAATCGGCCCAGGCTTCCTGATAGCCAAAGACCTCTTCGTCCACTGCTTTACCCTGTGCATAGATTTCCTGGTTGAGCACAGCTTGCTCGCCCAGGTTTGCGAGCATCGGATCATAATAGGAAAAGCGTGTGCTGCGCGTCCACATACGAGACAGTCCCTGTTGATAGCTGTGATCAACTCGCACAGCTGCCAGACCGAGGATAAAGCCATGTTCTGTTGCCGAGTAGGTAGCCATGTTCCGGCTCATCGTGGTCATGGAGAACGCTGCTGTGTTGCCCTGCGGACTTGTGCTGTCCGTGCTGGATGTCTGAATGACCTGATTGATGTTGATCGGCATTCTGTAGCCGCCGATGTACTCCGATCGGTCAAGACGTGCATCAGGACTCGTCACACCCCAGGCTCCCTGTAAGTACTCTTTGTATCGTGTGCCGGTTCGTGCGTCACGCTCGAGGATGTGCTGTACTGCGATGGCTTGACGGAGTTCGTTGATTGTCGTGGCTGCTATGTTGCTCAGGTCTGTTCCTATCCATCCGTCTGTTTCCTGTCCCAGTCCAGCGCCTACTTGTGTTAAAGTGATTTGCGTTCCGTTTTTTTTGTCGGTTAATCCGTCCGGTTGGTTGTTCCACGTCCATATGTCTTTCCATTTTGCTCCGGTTCCGTCGATTACCTGCGTAAGTTCCTGATCTTTGAATACTCTGAGCTTCGCATTTGCGTTCATCGGCAACGAGACCGCCTGTCCTTTTTGCGGACTCGGTAGGCAGCTTGTGAAGTAATCCTTGTATTTACAGACTTTCAGTGGCAGACCGCCCGCTTCCGCGTCCGTCAGGTCCGTGCCGGTGTTGCTGCCGGTGGTCGTTGCGTCCGTTTTGTTCATCGTGACAGGCTGCTGAAGGTTCTCATCCCTGAACCATTCGTTCCATATTTTGGCATATGCCCGGAACGGCAAACTGTTAACCTGAAGGTTTTCTACTCCGGTCGGAATGCCGAAGTAGTCTGCCAGTGTTCCCACGTTCCAACCGCCAGACGGTGCAGTTGTTTTCGGAGTCGTGTACTCCGTGGGCTCTGCCCAGAAAGTAGAGTCGTTTTGGCAGACTA